CCAGGCTCCCGCCGCCGTCACGGACGTCCTGGACCGCCGCGCCGGGGACGCCGTGTGGATGGCTGACCACAGGGTGGCGGCGATGGAGCGCACCCTGGACCGCCGCCTAGGGGCTAGCGTGGCCACCCTGGATAAGCGGCTGGCCTCCGTGGAGGAGACGGCCCAGCTTGAGGCGGACGCGGCCCTGGCCATTACTGACGCCCACCTGCACCGGGCCAACGATTCCGTGGCGATGGTAACCCAGGACCTCTCCACCCTCGCGGGCAGTTCTACGGCGCTGGTGAAGCGCGTGGACCGGGCCGTGGCGGACGGAACTAGCTATGTAGGCCCCTGGTTCAATTGCGGCTCAGCGATGGGGGAGGGCCGCCAGTGCTTCCAGGATCAGGCCTGGTGGTTGACACTCAAGGCCAATACGGCGATGAGTTCATGGACCGTTACCTCCCAGATTCTAGGGGAGAATATCCGCCTATACGCCCCTACCACGGCCAAGTCCATCAACGGCATCGCTGCCAGCGTGGACACCATGGGCCGCTGGTACACGTCTAGGACGCGGGTGGCCCTGGAGTCCGGTCTCATGCTGGGGGGTGCATTACTTCGAGGAGGTAGATGATGGCGCTAGTGATCCAGATTTTGACCATGTTGCCCGCCCTAATTACGGCGATTCACGCGGCGGAGCAGGCAATCCAGCCCAAGGAAGGGGAGCCCCATGTCCCGATGGGGGCCGCCCGGCTGGATCTGATTATCGGCATTGTGGAGGACACCATGGGTGTCGTGGCTGGGATGTCTCCGGCGTTGGCAAAGGTCATCAGCCGCATCGTTGGGACCTTCAATGCGCTCGGCATCTTCAAGACCACCGGGGCGGCTAGTGGGACGGCTAGCGGGACGGCTAATCCGCCCGCTTGACGATCCGACCTCCGGACCCGATCCTCTGGTGTGACCCACTCTCCCCAGTTCGATTGGCTCCTGGTTGGATTCATCCTCCAGTTCCTTGTCAGTTCCGTGGCCGATGCGATGGAGCCGCCTATCGAAAACGATGGGCGGCTCTACCGCTTTGTGTACCGCCTCCTGCATGTCCTGGCTGCCAACTGGTCCAAAGCGGGCCGCCCTAGCGGGGGCAAGTGAAGGAACCCAAGGTGACCGAGGAGAGGGGCGGGGGGGACCACTCCCCGGCCCCTGACCCCAGCAAGGTGAAGCTCTGCCAGGGGTGCGGCCAGTACGGGGTCTTCCGCTGGAAGACCTGTTCCCCGGAATGTGCTCGAATCGTACGGGCGCGGTCCTCCGATATCACAGACCCAGCCGCGCTCAGGGTCATCGTGAGACAGGAGAAGGAGCTAGCGGACCTCCGCAAGCAACTCCGGGCTGGCCTTGCGGAACAGGTCACGGGTGAGGCGGCGGATGCCTTCCTGGCGTCCTGCCTGGAGCGGCTATCGCCTACCGCCCCAGAGTGGGTGCGGGTCGCCTCCTCCGAGGGCCGCCCCAAGGTGGCCATTCCAACGTTCTTTGGCTCCGACCAACATTTCGGGGAGGTGGTGGACCCGGCCACCGTGGAATGGATGAACGGCTATGACCGCCACACCGCTCTCCTCCGGCTGAGGCGCTTCTTCGGCAAGGGCATCGAGATCGCCCGCGACTACGTTAAGGGTATCGAGTACCCCGGATGCTACCTAGCCTTGGGCGGCGACACCTTCAGCGGCTCCATCCATGAGGAGCTAGCCCGCACCAACGCGGGTACGGTGTTAGAGGAGGTTCTCTACTGGTTGGACCCCATGGCGGCGGGGATTCAGCAACTGGCGCGGGAGTTCGGCGCGGTCCATGTGGTCTGCGTGCCGGGCAATCACTCCCGCCTCAGTCGCAAACCCATGGCCAAGCTGAAAGCTCGGGACAATCTGGACTGGCTCTTCTATCATTTCCTCCGCCGGATGCTTGGGGGCAACCAGGCCATCACCTGGGACATCCCCCAGGGCACAGACGCCACGTTTGAGGTGTTCGACACCCGCTACCGTCTGACCCACGGAGACCAGTTTCGAGGAGGCACGGGCATCGCAGGGATGCTCTCCCCGATCATGCTGGGAGACCATCGCAAGCGCAAGCGGGCCATGGCCACGGGCCGGGAGTTCGACTACTTGCTCGTGGCTCACTGGCACCAGCTTGATGCCTTCAGGAGGGTCATCGTGAACGGCTCCTTAAAGGGGTACGACGAATTCGCCTACGACTGCAATTTCGATTACCAGGAGCCGCTTCAGAGTTGGTGGTTGACTGATCCTCGATACGGGAGGACTATCTCAGCGCCAATTTTCGTCAAAGACCCAGGAGAGCGGTGGATGCGAAAAGGGGCCGCTAAGTGACCCAGCGAGAACTGACTACCGCCTTGAAGTGGTGGCAGCGCGAACTGAAAATCAGGGACTGGGACATCCGTGCCCGCCTGATGCCTGGGCTAGCGGAGAACGGCCAGCCTCTCTATGGCATTGTCCATCGTGAGTTGAGTCACCAGGCGGCTGTCATCTACCTCCGCCCGGATGGGGACTGGACGCTGGAGGATGGCTCCATCATGCAGCCGATGCCCCTGGAGGAGACGCTCGTCCACGAGCTCCTCCACATCAAAATCCCCAAGCTCCCGATCTACATGGAGGAGGTGGTGATTAATCACCTGGCCTCTCTCCTATACCGGATGAGGCAAACGCTCAAGCAGCGGCGGGGGCGGGCCGTATCCTCCAAGTCCAGCCTGGCCCGGGAGCCCCAGCAGGCCCAACAGGAGGAGATGTGACACAATGGAAGTAATGGCACTTCCCGCAAGGCTTCCGACCAAGGCGGACTTTTACGGCCTCTACAAGGCTGGTCTCTTGGGCAACCATCTGCGGATGTGGTCCCTGGAGGAGTATCACCGGGGATATCGGGCGGCTAAGTCCTGGGCACTCCGCCCCGTTGCTGTCCGCCTGGGGATTCCTGGGTCCCCGAATCTGCGATTTGACATGAGCCCTAGCGCGGCGCTGGCCTACGCCCGCAAGCTGATCTCCGGTGGCGTCCCGGAGCCCGCTGTGGTGCTCTGTGAACAGGCCCCGGATGCTGACGTCACCCTCCAGGGGGTAGCTCAGAGGCTCCCCGGCGGGCTGTGCCTGCACTATGCCGTGGACTGTACGGGGATGCGGTGGCGGGAGTCACTGGCCGCCCGTGGGCGGCACGTCTCCGGCCTGAGTGCCCAGCACACCCTCCAGGCCTACCTGGACCCAGCCAGCTATGACTGGGTGATGGCGCTCCTGGATCACTTCGATGGGGCGGCGGTGGAGTTCGGCACCTATCGGCGGCGGGTTGGCTCTCTAGGGCTGAACACGGTCATCTGGGAAGTCCGGCACTATTGACACTTCCCCTACCCAGGACGATTAGCAGGTGTGCCGCCTGGGAGGGCAGACATGACCGGACTATTCACAGCGAGGGCAAGGCAGATCACGATTGAGGCCGTAGTCACAAGGGCGGACGGCACCGTGGAAAACCTGGGGCTGGTGGCGTACTACCACCAGAACCCGCTGCGACGCCTGATGTGGTGGTTGCGGCAACTTTTCTAGGGGGTCTAATGGCCACTGTCGTCACTAACGCCGGGAAGGCGATTTGCGCGAACCGCCTCAAGGGAGCCGGGACGGAGCCCAACTATATCGCCTGGGGGACCGGGGCTGGCACCGCTGCGGCGAGCGATACCACTCTCTTCACGGAGGCGTCCGAAGCTCGCTCGGCGGGCTCTTCGTCTCTCCAGACCACCTCTCAGGCGAATGACACCTACCAGGTCATCGGCACCATGACGGTAGCCGGGGCGGGCAAGACCATCACCAACGCCGGGCTCTTCGACGCCGCAAGCGCTGGGAACTGCCTGGTTAAGGGTGACTTCGCAGGCGTGGCGCTCAACGTGGGCGAGTCCATCCAGTTCACCATCAAGGTGCAGTTCAGCTAGGGGCCTATGGCGATTACTACCAGCGACCAGCTTGTCGCCGCCATCGGTCGGGCGGCGAAGGAGCAGATCTTCAAGTCCAATAGCAACACCAAGGGTGCTGGTTACTATGGGTCCACCCTCTGGGCGTCGGGCCGTCCTGGGGCCATCGTCACCCCCTCACCGGGGGTTAATGGCGCTGCCGTGGACGGGACCGTCACCGCTGGTTTCATTCCCTTCGTCAACGCCGCCGGGGGCAACCAGAAGTATCTGGGGGCGCTGGAGCTTTTTGCTACCAACCCTGGGTACATCGTCCTCATGGACACCCTCTGGTGGAACAGCGGGCTGTCCGTCACTACCACCACTGAGCAAACCCTGACCGCCGCCGCCTCCCCCGCCCGCGACAATGACGGGTCCAGTAACGGGAACGGCGTGGAGGCGGGAATCCTGGTCACCACCGCCACCACCAACTCCTCCGCCGTTACCACCATCACCTACAAATACACCAACTCAGACGGAACCGCAGGTCTGGTCGGTGCCCTACCATCCTTCCCGGCTACGGCCACGGCGGGGATGCTCACCCCCCTGCCGATGAACACCGGGGACAAGGGGGTCCGGTCCATCCAGTCCATCACTCTGGGCACCACCCTTAGCGGTGGCGCTATCTCTCTGGTCCTGTTCCGCCGCATCGCTGGCATCCCTATCCTGCTGTCCAACACCGGGGGGTCGCGCAACTTCTTCGAGGTGGGATCGCGCCTGTATAGCGGTTCCGCCCTGTCCCTGACTGTCCTGTCGTCTAGCACGACCACGGGGAATGTGTTTGGAACTGTCTCGTTGATCGAGGGGTAGCGGATGGCCCTAGGCCTATTCGTTCCGCCGGTAGGGCCTAGCGGGTGGAATGACTGCTATGACCTCGGGCCACGGTTCACCACGCCCGGCATGAGTTCAGCCGATGTGGCGGGATCATGGGGCAACCTCTTCTACCTGGGCTCCAGCGCCAGCATTGCGACCCAGACCCTTACGGCGTCGGTATCTGTGGGGGCATCTCTGCCGCGTCAACTGGGGCGGGTGATCGCCGCCGCCCAGACGGCCTCCTCTACCGTGTCGCGCTGGATCTCCCAGTCCATCGCGGCCTCCGTGGCGTCCTCTCCGGCACTCCTCCGACTCCTGGCTGTCCATCTCTCCGTGGCCACGGCCCTGTCAGCTACCCTGGCGTCTGTCCGCGTCCAATTCATGGCCCTGGCAGCCTCTGTCGCTCCATCCGCCTCCCTGGTCCGCCTCCTCCAGCGCCCCCTGTCCGCTGGGGTGGGCTCGGTCGCCGTCCTGGTCCGCCAGGTTGGGCGCTCCATGGCTGGGACTCTCGCTCCGGCGGCTGCCCTGGTCCGCCAGGTTGGGCGCTCCATGGCGGGCTCTCTCGCCCCGGCGTGCGTCCTGGTGCGCCAGGTGGGGCGCTTGTTTGCCCTCACGGCCTCATCCTCAGCCTCCCTATCTCGTCAGGCGGGGCGGTATATGGCGGCGACGGTGACCGCCTCTCTGTCTCTGGTTCGCCAGGTGGGGCGCTTGTTTGCCCTCACGGCCTCCGCATCTGCCATCCTGTCCCGCCAGGCTGGGAGGTCGATGGCGGCGACGGTGACCGCCTCTCTGTCTCTGGCTCGCCAGGTGCGGCGCTCCATGGTAGCCGCCGCCTCCCTGGTCGCCGATCTGACGCGGCAAGCCCAAGTTGTCACCCAGGTTCTACTGACCGCCGCCGTGGGGGTGGCGGCGTCTTGGCTCCCTGCCCGGCTCCTGTTGAGGGGCATGGCGGCCACGGCGGTCCCCTCCGTTGCCCTAGTCCGCCAGCTTAGGCGCTCTCTGACGGCGGGGGCGGCTGTTTCGATCCTCTGGGCGCGGCGGGTGTCGCTGATCGTGGCGGCGGGACTGACCGGGCTGGCGGAGTTCCGGCGCGGCATTACTAGGGTACTCAGCGCCTTCACGGTTCCCACTGGCGGAATCCTGGCGTGCCGCGTCTATGCGATGACCATGGCGGTGGAGATCGGCGTGGCCGGGCGGCTAGTGGCGGGCCTGGTTGGGGTGGTGGTGCGCTATCTGGCTGGGCTATTCGCCAGGGTCCTGACTGGTGGGCGTCCCAGGTGGGTCACCGGCCCCTTCAGCCGGAGCATTGCGGGGCCGGATTTGACCTACGAGAAGGGAGCTATTATGGAGTCCATCGAAAAACACCCACTGGCCACGGAGGACTTCCCCGTCCCCTATGGCCGCGTCCTGGGGGCGCGGGTTATCACCGGAGTTGTGTTCCTGGTCCCCCCGGGCCTGACCAAGCTGGCTGAGTCCTTTACGGAGACGGTGGCCACTGTCCGCTTGGGTGGAGGCACCGCAAACCGCGTCTATGCCGTGACGTGCGTGGCCACACTGGATACCGGGGAGGTCTTGCCGTACACGTTTAACGTCCGGGTGGCAGAGGATTCAGGCCAGTAAAGCATCGGGCAGCCCAGTGAAGGACTGCCCGATTCCCGCTCATCGCTCCCGGCGGGCCGGGTGTAAGGAGGGGCACCAGGGCCAACCACGGCCTGTGCCCACCAGCGAATCTCAATTATCCTCTAGGTCGGGGGCGGGGAGCTGCCCCGCCCCAGTCCTGTCATGGGTGCCGCTGGCCATGCGGCCCGGTTTCATCCGGCCCCGCTCCCCCGTCTCCAGGGGTGTCTCGCGGGGGACCCGCGCTGGGCGGCTGGGTCATGACTCCCGGCCACCAAGATCAAATCTTACAGGGCCTTCTTCCACCTTGGCGCTTGCGGCTGGCCCCAGACCGCCGTCAGGCGCGTCCACTCCGCTTGTCCTGCGCCGCGATGTAGCGGTCGATGGCGGCCTGGGCGGTTTTGATGGTGGGGGTTGCGAAGCAGTTGATAACGGGCACGCTGAAGGTGCCGTATTCGTTCTGTTTGATGGTGAATCCCTTATAGATCACTGCGTTGTCTCCTTACATTCACAGTATGCCACGGCTACGGCTATCGTGTCAAGGATTATTTCGCACGTCCGCCGAAAATTTTATCCAGCCCCGGGCATCCATCTGGGGCAGGGCCATCGGCCCCTAAGCGGTATCGGGAAAAATCTGGCTTCCCGTAATAGGGTGTTACGGGAACCTAGGCGGCATTCGGGGTATGCTGTCCACATGGAGTACCTCCCTATCCCTGTATCGCCGGAGCCAACCCAGGTTGACGCCGTGACCACCGAGGTTGACGTTTTCCTGGCCGCCGCACTCGCTCCCAGCACCCGGCTGGCGTATGGCCGGGACTGGTCGGCGTGGGTGTCCTGGTGCCAAGACATGGGCCTCACGGCGCTCCCGGCGGCCCCTGGGGCTCTCCGCGCCTGGCTGGCATACCACGCCTACCGGCTGAGCCTAGCAACGCTTAGACGCCGCCTGGCGGCGATCAACCGAGCACACGCGGCGACCGGATACCCGCCGCCTGGGAGTGCCCCTGAGGTCCGGGACATCCTCCAGGGGATCAGGCGGCTCCGGGCCGGAGAAGTGAAGCGGGCCGCCCCGTTGAGCCTGAATGACATCCGGGCGATGCTGGGAGTCACCCCGGACACCGTGGCGGGGATGCGGGACCGGGCACTCATCCTACTTGGCTTTGCGGCTGGGCTCCGGCGGGCGGAGATAGCCGGGCTGCGGCGGCAGGATGTGGTGATTAGCTCCGCCGGGCTGGATCTCACGCTCCCCGGGTCGGATCAGCGAGAGTTGGTGTTGCCGGGCCGGGCACTGGCAACCTGTCCAGTGCGGGCGGTCCAGGCCTGGGTGGAGGGGGCGGGGATTACGGATGGGGCACTCATCCGGTCAGTATCTCGACATGGCACAATCGGGTCCGGATTATCGGGGCGGGCGGTGGATCTCATCGTCAAGCGGCTGGCGGCGGCGGCGGGACTGGCGGGCCACTTCTCCGCTAGCAGTCTCCGGGCGGGCTGGGCCGCGAACCGGCACCGGCGGCGATGGTAGTGGGGGGCCGTCCCTACTTCCCCTGCGCCCAGGTGGGGTAGGCAGGACCACTTGGCCTCCGCCGCTTGGGGATACATCCCCGCATCGAGTTGACAGGACTGATCCTGCCCTGGGAACGGAGCGAGCCGGAGGTATTCCCCCTCCAGATCGTGAATGACATCGACCAGTCGTCTCTCTGGAGTCACACTACCTCCCGGCCCCACATGGCGGCCAGAAGGCCCTCACTGTACTGCCGCCTGTACTTGTTGGCGATCCGGCGGCCCAGGGCTGCCTGCTTGGGGGTGAGGCGGTCATTGGCTGCCAGGGACTTCCCGATTGCTGCATCCAGCTTGCTAAACCCGGCCCCGTCTATGGCGCGGGCACCGTCGCACTTGGCCGCCAGGATTTGTAGGGCCTGGAGGACGGCGGCGGCCTGATCGGCGGTGATGAGGGCGGCCTCCTCTGCCAGTTTCTCCCGGCGGACGGCGCGGGTAGCCGCCTCGCGGGATGCCTCCACCAGCGGGGCCTCCAACTCCGCCCGGTCAAAGGTGCGGTCAAGCGCCCGGTCGATGATGTCCTGCTTGGTGACTAAGGTGTTGGCCATGCGGGCCGCCAGTGACCCCTCCAGGACCAGGTGCTGGACCAGGACGGAGTTACGCTGGCCCATGCGGTGACAGCGGTCCTCTGCCTGGGTGATATTGGCTGGCACCCAGTCCAGCTCAACGAAAACCACATGGGAGGCGGCGGTCAGAGTAAGCCCCACTCCGGCGGCCATGATGCCCCCAAGAAACACCTGGACTGAGGGATTGGTCTGGAACCGCTCCACGGCGGCGTTGCGGGCCTCCATGCTGTCCCTACCATCTAGCTTGACAGCCGCGCTACCAAACTCCGCCATCAGGGCATCAATGACGTCCATGTGGTGGGCGAACACCACTACCTTCTGCCCCGTCTCCAGGACATCCCGGAGGTGGGTGATAGCGTAGGGCACCGTGGCCAGGGCCGTCTCATGGCGGCGGCGGCTGACTTCTACAAAGGCCACTTGCTCCGCATCCCGGAGGTTGCGGACGGCGGCTTCGTAGTCGGCTGGGTCATCTGATGCTTTGGCTAGCTCCACGGCCACCCGGAGAGATTCCAGGGCGGATTCCGCCTGGTCATAGGCCTCCATCTCAGCGGCCACTAGCTGGGTGGCCCCGTTGGCTGGGATCTCTATGACCTGCCTCCGCTTGGCGGGCAGTTCAGTGAGGACTTCAGCCTTTAGGCGGCGAATCATGAAGGTCGCCCGGAGTTTCTCCTGGAGTTCCCCCAGATTGGTGGCCCCGCCCACGTCCCAGCCCCAGCGGGTCTGGACCGCGCCGCAATAGCGGCGCAGGAAGGCCCATTTCGACCGGAATTCGGCGGGGGCACCGTCCCGGTCTCGGCAGGAGTACTCCACCAGGGGCCAGAGTTCCTTTGGCCGATTCGTGATGGGTGTACCCGTCAGGAGCATGGACCGCTTGGAGGGGATAGGGGTGATGGCTTCAGCTGCTTCGCCTCTCCGGGCCTTGGCCTTGCTGCCGAAGACGTTTCGGGTGCGCTGGGCGGTTTCGTTCTTCAGGTAGTGAGCCTCGTCACATATTAGTAGGTCCCACGTTTCCCGGCGGAGTTGGTCACGGAACTTGCCCAGGATGTCATAGTTGATGACTACGATATCCGCATCGTGCGGAAAAGGCTTAGAGGATTCCGCCACGGCCACGGTCAGGTTGCGGACCAGCCAGTTGCGGAGTTCCTTGGCCCAGTTCAAGCGCAGTGATGCGGGGCAGATGATTAGGACCCGGCGGATGTCCGCGCAGGCATTGACGACACCTATGCCTTGGATGGTCTTCCCTAGGCCCATGTCGTCCCCGTTCATGGAACGGTACATGCTCAGAGCAAAGGCGATTCCCGCCCGCTGGAAGGGCCTGTATTCCCTTCCGTCCGGGGCCGGGATGGCGACGTCCGCATCGACGGCGCGGGAGGCTGCCAAGGTGGCCTCCAGACGCTGGGAGATGCCTTTCAGGTGCGCCTTGGCGGAGTCATTGGCATACTTGGCCAGTTGGGCGGCCCGGCTGGGGTCTGTAGTCCACCAGACTTTATCAGCCGGGTCCCAGCGGAACCCGGCGGCCTTGGGGGCCATGCGGGTAGCATAGTCCCCGTGGAATTCCCAGCGGGTTCCGGTGTTGATTAGGGTTGGCTGTGCGGTGGTCATCCTGGCGTCTCCTTACGCCCCCATCATGACGCAACATCCGCTGACGTGTCAAGAGCCTCTTGCGCTGGAGGGCAAATTATTCCGCCCTGGTCTGTCCACCACTTCTCTAGGGCATCCTGGAGGTTGGGGTCCAGGGCGAAATTTGACGCACACTGGCGGAGCGCCCAGTGGATGATTAGCTCCCAGCGCCCGCCGTGAACAGTGACCGCATCGCGGAACACCAGGGACCGGGCGGCCTCATCCTTGGATCGGGCCAGCGCGTGGGCCAGAATCTGTCGAGGCGACTGGGGCGTCCTGGAGTTTGACCAGACGCTGTACGCCCGCTCTATGGCCGCCCGGAGCGGGTGGTAGTTGCTCCATGCACAGTGAGGCTGGAGGTTGACCCCCTGGGCCGGGTTGAAGGCCCAGCCCCGGGTGTCGCGGAGGATCTCCCCGGCGGGGCTTCGGTAGTGCCCGGCGGAGATGCGTTGCCAGGTCATGCGTCCCCCCGCTGCTTGGCGGTCACCCAGGCTTCAGCCCCGGCAGCCAGGGCGTGGTAGTCTCGCCAGGCGCGGGCGGCGCGGGCCTCCAGGCGGCGAGCCCGGAGAAGTCTCCAGGCCACCAGGGCATCTACCAGGGCGTGACCCCGGCGGACCTCACGATATTCTCCCGTCTGGGCATAGCGCCACAGAAGAGCCACCAGTGAGACAATCATGACTGCCGCGATGGCGGCGAGGTGGAGTAGTAGTTGGCTGTTCATTGTGTTCCCTTCTCCATGCTACGCGGTCTTGCGCCTTACGGCGTCTATCCAGGCGTGGACCGTAGTCCAGCGCCGTGGATCAAACGGTTTCCGGGCATCCAGTTCACGGCATTCAACCAAGAGCCTGCGGGCCATGAGCCGAATGCGGGGCGCGGCCAACCGGGGCAGCTTCGGCGCGGACCCTGGTCTGGGGCCATGCCCGCCAACTGGTTCCCCGTCCAGGTACAACGTGAATCCCCACTCATCCACGCCCAAACCCCAGTTACGACCGCTATCTAGAGTAGGCATAGAGCCTCCGCCATTGCCCCATCCACCAGGGCCATCTGGTGCATACTAACGGTCATCAGGCCCGGCGTCTCCCGCTGGATGTCCACCACGGTCCGGGGCGAATCCATAATGATTATCATGTGTTCCCTTTTCTCTGTCCCACAACCTGGGACTCTCTTATTCTGCCTCCTCTACTGATGACGTGTCAAGCATAAAATGAAAAAAGGGCCGGGATATTTCGCTGGCTCCCGGCGGCCCTGGGGTCTGCTAGGCTACTGGACGCAGGCGGGTCGCATGAACGCCAGCGCGATAGCCCGGAGTACGATGTGGGAGATCAGGACGTCTGCCTCCACCGCCTGGGGCCACGTCACTATGGATAGGAGCGGGCGGTGGGCCTGGGTCCCGACCTCGACCTCCGCCCCCGCGACTCCCTGGTTGGCGTGACACACCATGCGCCGGAGCGCGTTGAGCGCCTTGTCGTCCCCTGTCGCATCGAGCCCCGTGGCCACGGCGGCGGACGATACTAGCCGGTCCCCGATTTGGAGCGTGACCAAGCCGGAGCTAGGGCTCTCCGAACTCCAGTGGACAGTGACCTCATCCGGGCCGCAGAGCAGGGTGGCTCGGAATCCGCCATGGCAGTGCTCCAGCGCCCGGCGGAAGTACTTGAGCAGGTGATCCGGCGCTGCCTCAAGCCCCGCCATAGACAGGGACCGGGGGACGCCGGAGGCGGTATGAGTCATCTCCATCATATCCATGATGCGCTCATCCTATCACAGTAGATGTGGCGTGGGGGCGACCGCCACCGGGGAACTAGTGGCGGTCGCGGGGTGTCAGCCGATCCGGCGGGAGATGGCCGCGAGGCAGATGGCGGTGGCCATCAGCCCCAAGGCTGCCAGTGTGCTGACTGTGGGGTTCGGTTGCATGTACACGATGGGGTCAACCACCCATGATACCAGCCTGTAGGCGGTCCAGACTGAGATGACTAG